GTTGGAGGAGCTGCAGAAGTTTGCGGCAGAGCCGGGACTGAAGCACAAAGCCCCCACACCCAAGGTTGAAAAGCTCGACCTTGCCAACATGACAATCGAAGAGCGCGTCCGTGCTCTTGCAAATCAACTTTCTAAATAAGCTAAAATGGCTGCAGTAGATTTTACAAACACGAACTACGAAGGGACGGCAGCAGTTCCCTTTGTAGCTCCCGCAATTTTGAGCGCAGATACCATCGCGAACGGGTACTGCACTGTCCTTGACAACGTTCGTTACAAGACTAACCTCCGCAAGGTTTCAGGCGGAACCGTGGAAGGCCGCACTTGTGGCTTTGCAGGAAACGGTTCTCTGTCTGTTGACGACGTGCAACTGGTGCTGACCGAGTTGCAGGTGAACGAGGAAATCTGCAACCACGAGCTTGCCCGCACTTGGGCGGCTGAGCAGATGCGCGGCAACTACGCTGGCGTTCCCGGTGATTACGAGCAGTACCTCGCTCAGTACGTTGCCGGTCGCGTTGCTGAGGACATCGAAAAGAACATCTGGCAGGGCAAGTACAACCACACCGATGGCTCTACTTCAGGCTCAGGCGTTCCTCTCTTGTTTGATTCTATCATGAGCGCATACGTCGCAGGTGCAGGTACGCACGAGACGACACTTGTTGGTGCATTTACGGCAGAATCTCCTGCAAGCCCTGCCGTAGATACAGGTATCGCAACTCAGTTGGCCGCTTTGGTTGCTAACTTGCCAGACGCTTTGGTTGGCGACGCAAACACCAAGATTTACATGAGCCGGAAGTCTTTCCAACTGTACTTCCAGTTCTTGGCCGCTGACCAGAACAACCCTGTGTTGGCGACTCAGATGGCTAAGTTCTACCTCGGCTACGAAATCATTACTCCCGCAGGATTCCCCGACGACACGTTGTTGGCATCTCGTGTGGACAATATCTACTTCGGAACAAACGTGTTGACCGATCACGTTGAAGCTCGCTTCATCGACCTCCGTAACACAACCGGAGCAGACCTCACTCGCATTTTGATGATGTTCGACGGAGGTACTCAGATTGTGGACGAGGCATCTATGGCTTGCGTCCGTCGCTCTAGCTAATAACTAACCGAGAGAAGGGGGGAGCTAGTCTCCCCCTGCATCTCCCTAAAACGCAAAAAACATGGCTTGTGATTTAACATTGACAGGACGGGGCGTAGGTTGTAAAGACGCCCTCGGTGGGATTAAGCGTATCTATGTGGGAGAATGGTCGGAAGGTATTTGGGAGGACATCGCTTCAGGTGAAGTCGCCGGAGCTACTGCCGCCATCACTGTCTACACATACGACATGACTCGCGGGTCTGGCTCTTTGACTCAGACCATCACTTCTGACATCGCCGCAGGCACGGTTTTCTTTGACCAAGTTTGCTCTGTCACCTTCAACAAGGCAGCAGCCGCTGACATCACAGAACTGTCAAACCTCGTAAAGGGGCGTATGGCCGTTCTCGTAGAGGACAACAACGGCAACTGGTTTGTGATGGGACACAAGAACGGAGTCGAAGTATCCGGAGGCACTGCCCAAACAGGTACTGCCGTCGGAGACCAAAACGGCTTCACGATTGAGTTCTCTGCACAGGAGGTCGCAGCCGCACCTTTCCTCGCACTGACTAGCGGAGCACCAACGGATACAGATATTACTGTCACCGCCGCACCGTAAGACCAACGAAATATCGGGCCAACCTTAGGCCGTTATTGTTACAAGGGGAGGGGAGGGCGTTTGCTCTCCCCTTTATTTTAACCAATGATTCACCTCATACCAAATACACCGGAGCAAGTTGGATACATCACGCCCTTCGAGGCGCGAAAGTTTCTCTCTGCCTTCACTCACTATCTCATGATCTTTGAGAGCCAAGCCACCCACAACACCTTTGCGTGTGTGTTGGACATCACGGTGGACAACGAGAGGTACACGAAATTTGCCATTGACACAAGTACGGCTGACTCAGCATCTGGCGATGTCTTGATCACGGAGTCGGGGTTGTACACGTACACCGTCTACGGTCAAAACTCCGCCACAAATACCGACCCACAAGATGCCTCTGTGGTGGGGGTGTGTGAGGTAGGAACGGCCAAATTCGAGGACTCAGCCGCGTGGACTATCCCTACGGTTGACATCCCTGACAATGTGATATATTACCAGTAATGGAATTACTCAAGCTAAAAGAATACCAAGAACGCTCCTACGCCGAGCGTCCTAGCAACCAAGGGTGGGTAAGCTATGGGGACGACAACCTGTTTCCCCAGTACCTCATTGACCTCTACAAGTCAAGCGCAACACACAACGCGCTCTGCACGTCCATTGCATATATGATTTTTGGCGATGGGGTGCAAGCTGACACCCTAGAGGCGCGACTCAAGATGGAGGAGTGGGGCTTACAAGACGAAGTTCGGAAGGCGTGTCTTGACCTGAAGATACAGGGCGGCTTTGCTTTGGAGGTCGTGTACTCCATCGACAGAACGACCATCTCAAAAGTGCGGCATTGCCCCTTTGAGAACGTCCGTAGCGCAGAGGTAAACGACGACGAGCAGGTGGAGTTTTACTACTACTCTAAGGATTGGAGCGACAAGCGTGAGGAGCCGCAAACGGTGGCCGCTTTCAACCCTGAAAATTCGGTGGAGTTCCCTGTGCAGATTCTGTACGTGAAGCCGTTCTCGCCCGGTTCATACTACTATCCCAAGCCCGACTACATTGGGTCGATTGATTACATCGAGCTGGACAAAGAGATTGGCAAGTATCACATCAACAACATCAAGAACGGCCTCGCTCCGTCCTTTACTATCCACTTCAAAAACGGGGTGCCAGCACAGGAGGAGCGTCGACGTATCCGCAACGACATCGAGCGTCAGTTGGCAGGGGCTACGAATGCGGGCAAGTTCATCGTTACCTACTCCGACTCTCCCGATCGGAAGCCTGACTTCGAGCCGTTCCCTTTGAGCGATGCAGACAAGCAATACCAATTCCTCTCAACTGAGGTGTCCGACAAAATCATGGTTGGTCACCGCGTGGTGTCTTCGGCTATGTTTGGCGTTAAGACGGCAGGGCAACTAGGCAACACGCAAGAGCTGGAGATTGCTTCAGAGCTTTTCGACAAGCAAGTGGTCAAGCCCTACCAAAGAATCGTAAAGGATGCCCTAGAGAGCGTCTTTTTGGCGGCAGGGACTCCGACGGTTGTATCGGTCGAGGAGGTGCCCCCTATGGAGCCGGAAGAGGCAACAGAACTCAGCGAGGACATCGACCTGTCCGATGCGTGCGACTTCCTTATCGAAATGGGTGAGGAGATGGACGACGACTGGGAGTTGATTGACGCTCGACGGGTGGACTACGATGAGGAGGAGAAGATGGACGCTCTGTGGAACTTCGCCAAAGTACCGAGCGGCAAGCCACAAGCCAAGAGCGAGCAGGACAACGAACTGGTGAAGGTCAGATATGCCTATATGCCCAAGGTAACGGGCAAGAATGGCAACCCTTCGAGGGACTTCTGCCAACGTATGGTCAACGCAGGCGATAGGGTCTGGAGAAAGGAGGACATTGACGCGGCTTCTCAGCGTGCGGTCAACCCCGGATGGGGGCCAAACGGAGCCAACACCTACGACCTTTGGCTCTACAAGGGTGGTGGCAGTTGCCAACACTTTTGGGAGCGTCGCACCTACCTACGCAAGAACAACAAGAAGATAAGCGTAACCCGTGCGCGAAACATTTTGAGAGAGGCAGGGCTTGACCCATTGCCTAAGAACGACCCACGAGTTGCCAAGCGTCCCCGCGATATGCAGAACCGTGGATTTTTGGAACCTAAAAACTGGACAACACCTAAGTAATGGCACTAAGCGCAGAAGTTCTCTTTGTCAATCCGGACTACATGAAGCGTCTCACCCAGCTCAACGGAGGGGTGGAGGATGCGGTTATGGTTCCGCCCATCATTTTGGCACAGGACAAATACATCCAACAATACCTCGGCACCGACCTCCTCGAAAAGCTGAAGGCCGACATTGCAGGCAGTGGCGTCTCAGGAGATTACGAGACCCTCTTGGACAACTACGTCAGAAAGGCAACGGTCTGGTGGGCTATGGTGGAGATGTTGCCCAACCTGTACGTCAAACTCGACAACGGAGGGTTGGTAATCCGCACGGCAGAAAATACCGCCGCGATCAGCGAGGCCGACCTGCACCGCGAAATCGAGAACGCACGACAGAACGCACAGTTCTACACGACAAGGATGGTCGAGTATCTATGCCAGAACTCGTCTCTCTTTCCTGAGTACAAGAGCAACACGGGCAACGATATGTCCCCTGAGACTCAGGTGTACTATCAGAATGGAATGACAATCTCCGGAGGATACGACAGGGTAGACCCTGACTTTGCCCGTAAAATCTTTTGGGATTGACTAGGAAACAACATATCACCCTCCTCAAAAACTGGCTCGATGCAAAAAGCCCTCTTTCTCCTCCTTCTCGTCCCGCAACTGGTTCTATCTCAAGAGTGCCTTGTTCACGAGGTACGGGGAATGGGGCTACCAAAAAGCCGTAACCTAAGAACATACCTACAACAGACCGTCCCCCTGGTGTTTCACATCGTCCACGATGGAGGCGAGTCTAACGTATCGGACGCTCAGATCGTCTCTCAGGTCGAAGTCCTAAACGCGGAGTTTGAGGAGAGCGCGATTGACTTCTGTTTGGCAGCCAGAGACCCCGAAGGCAACCCCACAACAGGCATCACACGCACCAATGGAGATAGCATCTGGAGCGACTACGCCACCGACGGGATAAGCAACGGCACGTCGGGCAGTGTTGGTGTCGATGAGGCGCTTGTAAAAGAGACCGCAGGGTGTTGGAATCCTAGCGAATACTGTAACATCTACATCGTGCCCGAGATTGATGGCAACGATGGGCTTGGTTCAGTGCAGGGCTTTGCCTATCTCGGCCCGACAAATGATTGCAGAGATGGCATCGTAACGCTTTACAATGCAACAGGAACCACGGGTGTACAGAAGCCGGGCCGTACCCTGGGCTTCACCGTCGTACATGAGATGGGACACTACCTCTCCCTTTTGCACACGTTCACTAACACGTTCGGTTGCAACGCTGAGTCGAATTGCGAGGTGCAGGGAGACAGGGTTTGCGATACTCCCGTGACGACACCCAACTACAACTGTCCCGATGGGGCTTGTCCTGATGCGCTCGTTGAAAACTTTATGGATTACACGCCAGAGAGTTGTAGGGAGAGCTTTACCGAGGGACAGTCAGCACGGATGCACCAGGCTCTTGAGTCGCAACGCCCAGCCCTTGCCTCCAGTTTGGCGTGTGCTCCGGTCGTCGATTACGACGCAGGCATCGGGGAGGCCGTGTATTTTGAGGAGTGGTGCACACCGACCCAAGACATCTGGGTAGACGTACTCAATCAAGGAACGCAACCGCTGGGATGGGTGGAGGTGCGTCTGTTCAGCAACGGACAGGAGTACGTTCAGGTGTTGTTGGATATGCCTGT